GGCAGTTTCAACGTCATTTTCAACGGTTCGATATTCGACCGTCACAGTAAACCGACCCACGGCCACCGGCTGTTCACCGTCACCCGCAAAATCAGCTTCAAACGCGGTGATCTGTGCATCTTTGGCCAGACCGCCAAGCGTTATATCAGCGGCAATGGCTTCTTCCATCTCAACCGCAATAGTGTCGAGCGTGTTGTCATAATTTGACACGCCTTTAACGTATGCCTCAACAGCAACGTCCAAAACCCTGTTCACAGAACGTGGCAAGCCGATTGTATCATATTCGCTTGTCTCGCTCTTCGTGTATATGCACAACGCTGGCAGATTTGTTTCTTCCAGCGGAAATATCCGGCTGCGGAATATATTGCTGCCCGTTGTTGTCAGCCCCGTCAGCGTGGTCACGATGTCATCGCGGATCTGTTGTCTAACGTGGCTCATTGTTTCTCTAATACCAGTGTCGTCATACCAGTGCCGTCATCTTGCACAATGCGGATGGTGTAGCCCGTGGCGTCAATCGTAATCGTGTCGCCTTCAGCGGCTGCGGATACATCTGCGGTGCGGCAAACAAAGCGTGGCTGTTGCAAGGCAAACCCAACACCGCCACCAGCGTCAACCTCGACAAAATCGTTGTCAAATATGCCATTCACTGTGCCGCCGTCGTAAGTAGCAGCAACGCCAAAATCATCGACGCCAACAAATATGGCACGATCATCTGCGCTTTCGACCGCCATTAATCATCATCCTGATCAGCTATTTTAGCTGTTTTGGCTATTTTAGCTGACCACTGTTTTGCATAACCGCGATCAATCAGCTTTTGCGCTTCATCTTCGCGTACATCGTGATCTTCACCGGCCAGCATTATACCCACTGATCCAGCTTGGCAGTCTTTGATCACTGTGATTTTCATATATCTATTTGGCATTTTTCTTTGTGTTCCGCTTTACTAGGCTGCTGGCTGATTTCTTTGTCAAACCCACAGCGCGATCAGTGATACCAACTTTATCTTCGTAAACCTCAACGCGGCCAGTGTTCACCAGATCAAGCCCAATATTATCTTCGACCTCAACAATATCACCGATGTTATATGACACGCCTTTGATCAGAATGTTTCTTTTGCATTTAATCTTCATCAAAATCCCCTATGGGTAAAACGGGGCAGCCGAAGCCGCCCCGTCATTTCATTTATGATGCGTCGATGTCCAAGCACGCTGCGAATGATTGCGCGTGACGTACAGCAACGTCCATTTCCTGCATTACGCGGATGCGTACTGCGCCGGTTGAACCGGCTGTGTATGGATCGACCAACACGTCTGGTGTTGAGAAGAAACCAAGCATCAGTTGGCTAAAGTCACCGAAGATCATAGCAGATGCTGGATCAAGTGTTCCTTTGGTCAGATCTGATGGCACGTTGTTTGTTACAGCCAGTCTGTACCCATAGAGGCTGTCCCAAGGTGCATCTAGCAACATTACGCTATCTGTTGACGCAACCTTTGATGTTGATGCCATATGGCTCTTCACCTTCGGGTTTGTCAGATAGGCAAGTGTGTTGCCGTTGATCGCTGCGTTGTCAACCTCAACCTCTTTTACTAGGCTTGTAATCGCTGCCCAAGTAAGATCGCCACCGTTTGTGCCGATTGCAACAGAACCAATACCAGATGTGCCGGTGATGCCGGTTGGCTCATTTGAGCCGCCGCCTTCGATGGCAACATCTTCAACTTTTTGTGCAATCGCGTTCAACAGATCGTCACGAACGATTTGCTCAACTGATGGATCGGATTGAACCATTAACAGACGTGATACATCTGTGAATGCGCCAAGTGATTTTGGTGACATTGTGATCTGGCTGAATACAGCGTTAACCTCAGATGTTGCACCATTCTCAGCAACAAAACCAGCAGATACGCCAGTTGCCAGCTTCGGAATAGCCACATCGCCACGCAGACCTGTCATAAAGCGTGCGCCAAGTTCGCTGAACACTAAGCGTGCGCGAAGCGCGTCAACAAACTGATCGCCAAGGTGATCGGTTGGCCGCAGGAAACCACCGGCACTGTCTGTCCCAACAGTCAGATCACGCTTGCCGCCCCAGAATGTATCTGGTGCATAAAAGCCGCGTGCTTCACGTCCGGTGCGCTTTGCGATTTCTTCAGAAACCTCACGCTCCAAACCTTGCAGACCTGAACCATTTACCAAGCCGCGAACAGCTTTGATGAATGAATAGTCACGCTCTTCTTTAGCTGACATATCAACCGCACCGGCTGACTGCTCAAGTGGCTTGCCTTCGCCAATAGCGTCCAGCAATGTTGCGCGGAATTGTGCAACAGTCTGCCCCGCACCGATGGCCTCATCAGCCAGATCGCGGCGGTTGTGCTTCACAGCAAGATTAATGATCTCGCTGGCATTCTTTTGGAAATCGCGCTTGGCTGCTTCGGCGGCTGCTTCGCGGATTTCGTTTTGATCAATTTCTGACATTTTTGGTGTCTCCTTATCTTTGATCACTGGTTCAACATTAGCACTGCGATTAACGCCCACACCGGCATCGGCTGGCACGCTCACAATGCTTGCTTCGTATGGAATCCACGAAGAGATGCCGACCGTCCCGTCAGATCTCTTATCTTCCATTTGACGTATCTGATAGCCAATAGACACATTGGATCTGATACCGTCCTTGACATCATCGTACACCTCTCTTGCAAGCGCACTTTTTCCAAAGCGCACAACTGCCCGTAGTCTGCGGTCAGCTTCATCAAGGTAAGTGCGTTCGACGACGCCAATCTGTTTTGTCATATCGTGATCTAACAGCAATGGCGCGTGGCCGCTATTCATCCGTGACAAATCCACAGCTTCGCGGTTGTGCCGCAAAACCTCATAACCGAATGACCGTTCAACTGGTTCTTCGGATGACAGTGACATACGCACGCGGCGGTCATCTTCATCAACCATTTCACCAGCAGCGGCGCGAAATACTAACTCGCCACGATCAAAGCGTTCCATTTCATCATCTTCATCGTAACCAGTAGTTTCAGTGACCGGCGCGTCTGATTTGCCAAACGTGATTGTCACCGTGTCATCGGTTTCTGTGATGTTTTGTATGTGTCTATCCATTGCTTTATCTCCGCCATCAAGATACCTCAAAGCACTGATCTTGGTCAATGTGCTAAACTTGTGACCAACTAGCCGGTCGGTTTCTTCATAACCTTCATCTGTGCTTTGATATATGCGGATCAACGCCGCCGGATCATCTGGCGTGCCGTTAATCGTAAAATCACTGTCAGGCACGTTGATCGACCCATCACGCTCTATGCGTTCTATTTCACCGCGTGCAGTGCCGCCGGATGACCCCCACGACACAAAATCACCAATCGAAAGCGCATCTGGTGCAGCGCGTTCGCCTTCATCAATACGATCTAACATAGCGTCCTTTGCCCTTGCCCAAGTTTGTCCGGGATTCCCCCCCCAAGCAGACCACGCCACCCTGCCCGGGGACGGGTAGCCATCTTCGCCGGGGCTGAAACCTTCAGCTTGTTTGTCAACCTCGTGCCGACTAAAAAAGCTGTGCATCCGGCGCACTGTTTCCGGCGATAGTTCTTGCCGGTTTACCAACTGACGCGCACGCGCAACTGCAACGGCTGTGCCGCCCTTGTTACCTTCTTCGCGCCACTCAAAAAACTTTCTGGCTTCAGCAGCCATACCAGCAGTGGGTCGCAGATTTACCTCAACGCCTTTATATTTCGGCATCGTCTTCACGCCCCACGTCTATTGATGGTTGTGCTGGTAGTTTCTGACCAAACGGCTGAAACGCTGTATCAATGCCATAACGGTCTGCTAGTTCGCTTTCGCGGTTAATCTGTTCAAAGATCTCTTCGGTGTCACGACCATACTGGCTGTGAACATCTTGCAAGCTGACGATGCCGTTGTTCAGTGCGGTGACGCTGGCGTTGATCTCTTTAGCCGGATCGACCCACGCAAAACCGCGTGGCCGGTATATCACTTGGTCTGCAAACAGATCATATTTGCCCATTGGCAGGTTAATGCGGCCAACTGTGATGGCCATTTCTAGCCAAGCGCGGTAAATCGGGTCAATAAACTGGTCGATCATAAACTGTTGTATCATCTTGAAATGATCACGATCTTCGATGGTGCCTTGCCGGATCGATGAATAGCTGACACCTTCCAGATTGTTTGCAAGTGACACATAGCTGACGCCAAGCCCTGACGCTATACCGCGCAGAATAGCCTTTTCAAATTCATCGAAACTTTCAGTGCCGCTTGATGGATCGAATGCTTTGAAATCCATACCGACTGGCAACTGGCTGAACGTGCCGGGGCTGGCGTCCATTATCGGCGCGTGATTGTCGTAATCATCGCCAATAAAGCCATCACCTTCGGGGCTTGTGAAGAAACCCATCTTTGAAGCTGCCACCCGCGCATTTACAAGCGTGGCCTCTTCATAGCCATCAAGCATCTTCAGCCGTGACAGCACGTTTGACATCCAAGGTGCGCCGCGTGTTTGTCCGGCGCGTTCTTGCATATAGCAATGAATAATTTGGTCGGCTGATACGATCTTGTGATGGCGTTTTGTTTTGCTGCCATAACCCTGATCGTGGTGCGGGTGATCTTCAAACAGATAATAATTCAGCGGCTTGCCGGTGCGCTTGTCTAATTCGACGCCCATTCGCACCTCATTGCCGTTACTCAACCTCGCATCATAACCTTCGTCCAAATAGTCAGCTTCAAGAAATTTCAGTGAAAAGCCAAACGGGTTGCCAGCAGGGTTCTTAATTTTCTGAATAAGCACTTCGCCATCGCGTGCAAGCGTTTCCAAAAACAGCCGCTGCGCTTGGTTCCACGAAATGCGCCCGTCAACTGTGCAAAAGCCGGTTCGACCCCACTGCTGCCACGCCTGTTCGATGATACGGTTGCCAACACTGTCAAGCGATCCATCATCGTTGCGCTTTCGCACCTGTATGCGGATGCCGTTTGCGCCGACGACGTTTGTTGTCATTATTTGCAGATAACGCTTGGCATATGGATGGTTGCGGCTGATTTCGCGGCATCTGTCCCGCAGAATACGCAGTGACGGCTTGATCTCGCTATCGGCTGACCGGCTGCTGCTGATGAAATCGCTGAATAATCTGCCGGTATCTGCCCCGTGATAAGCACGCGCCATCTTGCGTGGCTTCGGTTTTGCTTTGAAGAAATCAAAAACGCCCATTGTTAAAACCTCACTAGCACAGTCTGGCCAGTGTTTTCACCGGCGTCTGCACGTTCTTTTGCCCGTTCTTTGGCGTATTCTTTACGGTAAAAATCACGCGCATTGATCAAATCTTCAAATGACATCTTGGTAAGTGACCGGCCATTTATGCTGTAGCTGGCCACATCAGCATCCGCCTTGCCCTGCAAGATGCTTTCGATCTTGGTGATCATTATTTCGGCGTGCGTGCGTGGATCTGTGTTATTTACATCCAGATCGACCACAGCCGTGAACGTGCCGCGTTCCAGCACAACCCGATTGCCGGTTGCGGTCTGCGTTGCCTCTAATTGCCAATGATAAAAGCCAGCAACATAATCGGCTGACGTTGCGCTATCGACCTCAAACACATAAGTGCCGCCAGTTTCGGTCGCTGCAACTTTGATTTCTGTTGCACCGCCGCCGGTAATCCGTGCGACATATTCCATTGAATGCGTTGCAAGCGGATAGTCGTCAACAAGATCGCTGCGTTTCCATAGCAGATAATCACCAATGACGATGATTTCGGGTGTTTCACCGTCTGGTGCCTGATCTATATCAAATCTATTTGCCATTATTTACCGCCAAGAATTGACAAAGCCGCCTTGCCGTGGTCGGCGTGCAAGTGGATTTGGCTGTTGCGGTTGCGGTTCTGTTTCTGGTTCCGGCGCATTT